ACAGAATGTTGATATTTTCATTCATTTTGTTAAACAGCACTCCGAATTAGAATTTCTCTTGACGAAAATCGGAATGGGGCTTGCTGGTCTAAAACTTGAGGATATTGCACCGATGTTCCTTGAAGCAAAAGACTTGCCGAATTTAGTCATGCCAAAAGAATTTTACGATTTCTTTACGGATTCGGTCTAGGTGGGTGTAATAATAAGTATGGATATAAACAAACTTATTAAAACACTAAAAATCGCCGAAAGAACAGAGAAAGATGTAGTATATTGTGCCGTCAATAAAAAAAACTTAAAAGTTTATGTCGGCTACACTAAATCCACTTTATATCGTCGAATTATTTCTCACAATTACTGCGCCAGAAATTCGATTGATAATAATTTTTTTCATAATGCGCTCCTAAAGTATGGACTTGAAAATTTTGATTGGTATGTTATTTTTGCTTCTTCTAAATTAAAAGAATTAAAATTACGAGAAAGAAAATTCATTGAGTTGCTAAAATCAAACCAAAGACAATTTGGTTACAACTTATCAAATGGTGGGGAAAGCCCCACTTTTAGTCAAGAGACGCGCAATAAAATTTCGCGCAAAGCCAAAAGCCGAGAATTATTCGGAACAAAAAATCCTTTTTATGGTAAAACCCATTCTTTAGCGACCAGAAAACATTGGTCAAAAATCCGTAAAGGAAAATGTAATAATTTAGGATATAAACATTCTAAAAAAATCAAAGAAAAATTGAGTCAAATTCGCAAAAGATTATGTAAAAATCCTGACCATATTCTAACAATGAGGCTGGCTCAAAAAAGTAAGCCAATTATTTGTCTGTCTAATAGCGTTATTTATTGTTCTATCAATGAAGCCGCCAGACAATTAAACATCAAAAGAAGTGGTATTAAAGCTCAACTTCACGGAAGAACGAAAACTTATATGGGAATGACATTCAAATTCACTTGACACCAAAAGAAAACCATGTTAATGTAGTTAATATGGTAAATAAAAGGTTCACAATCACAAAACAACATCTACAACTGCTTAAAAGATTTCAAGTTCGATGACAGGATTGCGAAACTGGTGCGCCTGAAATAGACTCAAAACTTCCTTACGGAAATTCTTCTGTTCCAGAAGATATACACGAAATCCTAACTGGTGAAACTATTGGTTGCACGGATAGTAAGAGAGAAGAACTAACTAAAAAAGAATCAGAAAAATATCTCAAATTACACCACGAAACGGAAACCGCTTTGCAAATTGCGCTTGCGACTTCCAGTTTCAAAACTGGTAATTATGAGTGTGAAGAATACTCGTCCAACTGGAAGCGAGTTATTGATTAAAATATGGCTACCACAGTTCAAAAACTTCAAATCGAAAAGAACGCCCCAATAACCATTACTCGATGGAAAATGGAAGTATTCTGGTCTGAAATCCTAGTCGGTCAAGTTAAATGGATTAAGCACGGAAAAGTCATTGCCGCCATTGGGGACACCGTTCAAGTTGAGTTTCCGCGCCGTTGGTTTTTCCCTCTCAAAACGCGCAAATGGTATAGTTTTAGTGATAAACACTACCGTATCAATGTCAAGGGTATTGAGAATTAAATTTAATTAGATTTATTATGTGGCCTTTCAACAAAAACAAAAAAATGCTTGCAATTCGCGCTCATATCGCCGCGATTGCCGTTGAATCTTATCAAAGCACCACAGTAGAACAAATGAAATCTGTCGTTCAAAAGACCCAAGATATTTTAGAAGAAGCGTATGAATATGAAAGCACGACGGAACAATATGGCTATCTCCTTGCCGCCATTCAGATGCGTCTATGCCTTATGGAATTGGATTTAATATGGGGAAAATATCGTTGAATTATTCCTCTTGACTTGTTCTGAAAAACAGTCTATTCTCAACTTATGTTCAAAATTGCAAAAATCAATGGTTTAACTGGCGAACGCAAAGACCTAGACTTTGAGGAATTTGTCTTTCCGGCTGGTGAAGTATCGGTAAAACTCAATGCTGGCGATTATGCCTACCGCGAAATCAACCTGCCGAATACGATTATTGCGCGAATCCAAAACAGTGACGACCTTTTCAAACTTGCCTTGATTAAAGACGCGATTGTGCGTTTTGACAAAAATCCAGTAAATCTTTTTCTGCCTTACGTTCCTTATGCTCGCCAAGACCGCATTTGTGACTCTGGTGAAGCATTTAGTATTGCCGCTCTAGCGCGATTTATTGCGAGTCTTGGATTCAATCAAATAACAATCGTTGACCCCCACAGTCATGTTACTCCTGCTGTATTTGAAGCCCTGAATGTCAAACTTAATATCATTACGCAGTTGGACTTGCTAAACAAATTCACGAACTTCATTCCTGTCTTGATGAAAAGCACAATGGTCAGTCCTGACGCTGGCGCAAACAAGAAAACGGCTGATGTTGCAGGTTGGTTACAGCAACCAAGTTTTATTCGCGCAGACAAATTACGCGATTTGAGCAATGGCAAAATCAAAGAAATCGCCATCTATGCTGATGATTTGAATGGTAAAGACGTTGTTATTGTTGACGACCTTTGCGAATTTGGCGGAACATTTTTGGGATTAACTACTGAACTCCGTAAGAAAAACTGCGGCAAAGTGGTTCTATTCGTAACACATGGAGTTTTCGGTGGTCAAGACAAGAGCGTTGTATTTGAAACTGTAAAAAAATTGATAGTCAATGGTATCAATGCTATTTACACCACAAATTCATATCATGGCGACTTGGGTATGTTTCCTGCCGACCTAAATGTGCTTGACTTGGAGAAACGCTTTTTTGACAAAATTTAATTCATTAAATTATGAAAACAATCAACAATGACAAACTTGGAGTTGCACTTGATATAGATGAAAATGGACATAAAGTAAGAATTACGCGACCACGTTTTGAATCAATGTTGAATGATGATGAAGTTTGGAAATGGGTCGAAGAAACCCTTCAATTACAGACGCCAGATTTTTCTATATGAAAGACCCATATTTTGACGAAGATTTGTGTGTGGAACGCCTCATGGAAATGTATCACAAGCACAAAAAGTTGGTAATCTGCGCGGATTTTGACGATACCCTCTTTGATTTTCACAAGAAGGGCTTTACGTTCCCTGCTGTCGTCAGTATTTTGAAGCAATGTCAAAGTCTTGGATTTTACATTGTAATTTTTACAGCGTCAGCTAAAGAACGACACGATTTTATTATGGAACATTGCAAAAGTCTCGGCATTATTCCTGATAAGATTAACGAGAACGCTTTTCCTTCTCCATTTGGAAATCATGGAAAAATCTTTTACAATCTACTTCTTGATGATAGGGCTGCGCTTGGCGAGGCATATCGCATCTTGAGAAAAACTCTTGACAAAATTCGTTTATTGCAGTAGATTTTGATGATAAAAGTCGAATTTTGGTGTAATATAAGATATGAAAGTTATCTATTGCATCCAAAACAAAGTCAACAACAAACGCTACATTGGTTCATCAAAAGATTGGTATATCCGAAAAAGGATGCACTTAAACCAATTAAAAAGACAAATCCATCACAGCATCACACTTCAAAGAGCTTGGAATAAATATGGCGGCGATAAATTTTCCTTTATTGTTTTAGAGGAATTATTAGACGAAAATCAACTAATTAACTGCGAACAATGGTGGATAGACAATACTAATTGCGAATACAACATTTGTAAAGTCGCCGGAAGTAGTCTTGGTAGAAAACCAAACGAACTATCTCGAAAAAGAATGAGCGAGGCTCATTTAGGAGAAAAACATCCGGCATGGCGTAATGCAATTAAAAGTAAGTCTCAAGGAGGTAAAAATCACTGGACTCAAAAGAAATCTTTTTCTAAAAAGTCAAGAAAAAAAATGAGCGATTCCCAAAAGAAACTTTTTGCTAGTGGTTATCAACATCCAAACAAAAGAAAAATTATTCAATTAAATTTAGAATTGAAACCAATTACAACTTGGGACTCCATCAATCAAGCAGCCAGCGCATTGAACATAAAACGAGGCGGAATCTCTAATTGTTTGAATGGAAAAAGCAAATCTTCGGCAGAATTTTGTTGGAAATTCGCTTGACTTTATTTGAAAAACATAAGAAAATGATACTATGAAAGATTTAATCTACCTCGAAGCACCAAATCGTCTTGACCGTTATTCTAGTATTGATTTATCGCGCACAATTTTCTTGGCTGGTTCAATTACAGGCGCGTGGGATTGGCAAAAGGAAGCTGCCGATATTCTGCTTCCCCACTTTAACATTTTCAATCCTCGTCGAGATAACTTCGATACAAGCGACAAAAATGCAGAACGCATACAAATTACTTGGGAATATCAGCATTTAGACTTGGCTGAAATAACACTGTTCTATTTTGCGCCAGAAACTCTTGCTCCAATTACTCTTTTGGAATATGGTAAGCAACTGCTGAAAAGCAAGTATGCGCCATTCCGCAAGACTTATGTTACAATTCATCCTGACTACAAGCGCAAAAACGATGTTTTGATTCAAACACAACTTGAAAATCCAACAATTCTTAAAAATTGTTATGAAAACCTGCACGAAATGTATCAAGCAATCATAAAGGGAAATTCTTGATAGCTGACCATTTACGAGGCATTATAGGCACTTTTCCATTCAAAAGATTGAATAAAATCTTCATATCCTTTTTTTTACCAATTTTTAACATAGCCCAACCAGTATTTGAAATATAGCTTGTCGAATGTAGTCCGTAAAAATCGTTTAATTTTTTTGAAATTAAATTAAAGGTTTTATGCCAGTTAAAATGGACTTTAATTGTAATTATACGCCCTTTCTTTTTCGTGCCAATATAACCGTCTCCATCTACTAATCCAGCGAAATAATAAATTAAACGAGACTTATCGAGAAACTCGGATATATCAAATGGATTGTAAGTTTTTTGTGGTTTAATTTTAAGTCTTTTTATTATTCTGGCAATTAAGAAGCTATCGTTGACTACTGTGCGAGCCATTGTGTAGGGTGTTTTGTGCCAAGAATTTATGCGAGTGAGTTTCTTGACTTGACTATTGCATTTTTTAGCAAATTTATTAACGTATTCTATATCTTTTTCTTCAAGTGAAAAAATAATTTGTTTGGGAGTAATACAGCCATCAGCAGTTAAAAATCCCCACCAATAAAGAGATTCAGGATTATCAAAATCTTCCAAGAAACAAGCGTTAGTTTTCGTTCTTGACACTTTTTTTATCAACTTAAATTCTTTTGCCTTCCATCGAATTTGGTCTTTGCTTTTTTTTAATACTTCCGCCATAACTTCTTGTTTGGTAAGAGTATAATTTTCCTTTAAGTATTCTAACTGTTCGGGACTCCATGTATTTATCATATAATTATTATACACGCATACCTCGAAGAGAGAAACTATTATTTTCAATAAAAGGCTTGACTTTTTCTGAAACAAAACGTATGATAAGAAAAATGAGAATCAATCCATTAACTTGCGCTGATGCCTATAAATTGTCCCACAAGGGCTTTATGGACGAAAAAACCGAAGTCATTTATTCTAACATGACACCACGTTCTTTAACTTATCTTCCTATTCCAGAGGATTTGCACCAAAATCAGTCGGTATTTTTCGGGCTACAATTTTTTATTAAAGACTTCTTGATTAACGACTGGAATGAGCTTTTTTTCAAACAGCCGAAAGAGAAAGTAATTGCCAAATTTAAGCGTCGTTGTGATACATTTCTTGGAGTCGGTTCTGTGCCTATGGCTCACTTTGAAGCGTTGCACGATTTGGGCTATCTTCCCATTGAAATAAAGGCTTTACCAGAAGGTTCTCTCGTAAAAACCAGAACCCCATTTTTAACAATCAAAAACACGCATCAAGCCTTTGCTTGGTTGACAAATTATCTTGAAACGGTTCTTTCGTGTGAGCTTTGGAAGCCTTGTTATACTGCTACTTTGACTCACTGTTATCGAAAACTCGTTAATAAATTCGCAGATGAGACGGTTGGTAATCGAAATCACACGATGTTCAGTCTCCACGGTTTTGAATTTCGCGGAATGAGTGGTCGTCACGACGCAGCATTGGCTGGCGCGGGACTGTTGCTTAATTCTTGTGGGACAGACACAATTCCGGCTATTGATTTGCTGGAAGATTTTTACAACGCTAACGCCGAAACAGAATTTGTAGCCGCTTCTGTTCCTGCTTCGGAACACGCTTGCACAAGTTTGGGAACTTCGTTGGACGACGAATTGGCCTTTTTCAAAAAGGCAATTACCATTGATTATCCAACTGGTATTGTGAGTTTAGTTAGCGATACTTATGACTTTTGGAAAGTTATGACGGAATTTACAGTTACTTTGAAACAGGACATTCTAAATCGAGTTCCTAATGGTTTGGGATTAGCAAAAGTGGTTTTCCGTCCTGATAGTGGGAATCCAATCCATATTGTTTGCGGCAATCCTAACGCGCCGGAAGGCTCGCCAGAGCATAAAGGTGCTGTTGAATGTCTTTGGGACATTTTCGGCGGAACAACTTCGGAAAAGGGCTTTAGAGTTTTGCACGAACGAGTTGGCTTGATTTATGGAGATAGCTGCAATTTCCAAATCATAAATGGAATTTTGCAGGGTTTGAAAAATAAGGGATTTGCTTCTAGCAATATCGTCTTTGGAGTTGGAAGTTTTTCAATGCAATACGCTACGCGCGATTCTTTGGGTATGGCTCAAAAGGCTACTTGGGCGCAAGTAAATGGCGTTGGGCATAATCTGTTCAAAGACCCTAAAACCGATACTGGACTCAAGAAATCGGCAAAAGGACTCATTCGTGTGGATTTGCAAAATGGTGAATATATCTATACTGATTGCGTTACGCCAGAGCAGGAAGAAGGCGGGGAACTCAAGACAGTATTTTTGGATGGCAAATTGCTTATTGACCAAAGCCTTGCAGAAATCAGGGCGCGAGTGTTGGCTTAAATTTTATTTAATTAAAATTACAAAAGATTTTAGTGATTCAATTATTACATGATACGAATATATGAAACAATGGATTCCAACTGCACTTTTGAAAC